CGGTACGTTCCATACACCAGAAACCACAACGCCCAACAATGTGACATAAAGGTGTTTTGTAAGATCAACACCACGCAACAACTTGACAGGCACGAGGGATTCATAGCTCTGAGCTTTAACTACGCTAAAGTCAGTTATAGATAAATACTTAAGAATGGAAAAATAGTTAGGGAGCAACTTATCGACCCAAGAGATTTTAACAAACTTCTCGGGTTTCAATGAGTTCTCGACCGACACCTTACTTAGAGACATCTATATAAAGACTACGGAAAAGGCGCTTATCACTCAAATACTTACACAAACAATTAATTACAAAACTGCAACCCCCAGCATTAGGAAATAATTCGTGGATTGCATCGTCGAGTAAATGGAAATAAGCACCATTAAACAAACTATGAGCAACGTCGAGGAGAGATATGCGAAACTCCTCAACATGCTCATACCCTACAAGACTCTTATTACCTAATTTACTAATTAATTTTAAAGGGTCAGGGTAAACAATACAGCCGTTGGCATGGTGAATTATATACTTCCCACAGAAGTAACCATACTTCTTTCGGAAAAGTTTCGCCTCGAAATTCCAAACAAGGTTGGCAGTAGCCTGTATATCAGGATACTCCAAGCCCTTAGGAAGGTAGATCAGCGAATCATCACCACAAAAACTAGCTTTAAAACACTTATCTAACGGCAACATACTAGCTACACACGCTGCGATAATAAAGGTATTACCTATAAAAGTAGTTACATCACCAGACTTCCGTTGATAATAAATGAGCGTCTTTATCCCGGCTTGGAAATCTTGCAGTATAGTTCTTTTATGACCCATAGACCACATCCAAGCCAAAATATCGTCCAGCCCCAATTTTTCCCAAATTGCCATCTCAATAGAGAAATGGAAATCGGATTGCGACTTGTCATATTTAGAAACATCAAGCTCAAGAATCTCATAATCTGAATGGGAAGAGAGATCTGAGAAAAATTCCTGCAGATCTTCTGGTTTTTTCCTAGTGTAAAAGAAAAACTTAGAACTATCTACCATGCTAAGAAACTTAGTGGTCAAATACTTGAAAACCGGACCAAAAACTGCATTTACCACTTTAGGGTGATAAACAATAGTTTGCAAGGCCGGATATTCAGACTGAATCGAAGTATCTAACCGACTCTTGGGTTGCCTCTTAATCATATGCATATAAGTATCAAAGGCAGGCAAATCTATGAAATTGAAATTAGCTAACTGGCCAACCGCTGAGGTTGGCTGACACGAAAACCAATCAGAAAAACTTTGAATGGAACTAGCCCTAACACAGTCTAAGTGATCAAGCAAAACCTCATCCCTAACAAAAGAAGAAAAGAAGTTATCTACTATAGAAATCGACATGTTAGTTATATCTACGGTCCCAGCTAGATCAGGAGTATTCATATTCCTCTTTATCATAGCTACAAGATTCTCAAGAAGACCCGGAATGCGCGGCCTTTCACAGGCCGTACGCAAAACGGGGATCAGAAAATTCTGCGCTTCACTCTTAATCAAAGCGGGTACCGGATCTAAATTACTTAAGGTTAGCCTACAAGGTTGTAAGTTAAATTCGTTGTCCCTCAACCGCATGGTTACGGCATCGAAATCATTCAGTACGAAGGAATTCCCAGGAAGGCATCTATCATAGAACTCCTGCATGTCTGTATAAAACCCCGTTTTACTGACAGGGAGGAAAATATTACGATGGACATACAGAGAGTTCTGCATTAATTGCTATTTGGTAGGCACAGTGGTAGCAAACATGGTCAAGATCGACTGATCGACCTTTTCCACATCCGCTATTATACTTGTAACTGCATCGAACACAACGGTATAATACACCATTGCCTTAGTGTGCCTAGTTAAGGCCACTAGTACATGTGGTGAATCACGGGCAATTAAACCTATTGGAGTCGGGGTGGCACGCACAACTGCCGTCTCCTCAAAGGTTTCTCCCTGAATTTCATGCACGGTATTCACATCATTGTACCCACTCTTGATCAAGGATTGCTTATCAGATTGAGTAAACGTTATTATCTTTCCTTTGATCTTTGTCAACTCAGGCCTCAGAATACCGGCCCCTGACACTTTAATCGCCTTCACAGAATGTACAACCGGACTAGTAGTAGCGACAGCGGCTTTGTAAATAGTATTAAGAAAACTAGTGACATCTCTAGGACACCTATGGGTAACATACCTACGCTCTACATTATCGACTATTAAAGTTCTTAACTCCTTAGGATAATCAAAATTCATGACTCTGTTTATAAACGGGATTTGCTTAGCATCACCAAAGACGAAGGCCTTTTTACAACCTGAGATCTTCAACGCAAAATTAAGTAAACCCGTATGGACCATCAGACCCTCGTCAACATAGACAGCGTCAAACTTGAAGATTTTCTTATTCATCACAAAAGAATCGAAAGTTCTGACGTTGTCACTGGTTGCCACAGGTGACTTGTGCAGGGCGCAGGCTCTCCGCCTGATCATAGCAGCCGCCTCCCTCCCGGGAGTCAATACTAGATCAGTTTTCCAATTGACCCTCGCTATAATCTCGGCGGTCTTTCCACAACCCGGCACTCCGTCAACTAATGTTATGTGAACCCCGGGGTCGACTATTGCTTCCTTATTTAGAACCTCTAAACTACGAATTACACTATAGACTTTGGTCTCAGAACAGACAGCAAATCGCTTCCAATTTTTCTTATCAATTATAGGAGAACCAGATTCGTCATATGAAAGGAAGATTATGCGAGTGGTATCATCACTTGCCAGAACCACGGCCCATGCGTGCTTCTTCTCGGCTGGTAACAATAACCACTTGCACTTTTCGCAGTCATACAACCCGAACGTTTGCATACTCTCCTCAGTACCGTTCCAATCGCTCCGCACAATTCTCTCCAGATTACCCAGCGTAGAACCAAGAGAGGCCGATAAGTAATCAATATAATTCTTCATTTGCCTCTCTCGAATGGTCCCAGTGTAAACGACTGGAGTGATAGTCTTC